AAGGTAATAAAAAATGAAATTTGAATAGACACGAGTTATGAATTTTGAAGGAGCATTTAGAGGATTACGTAATCCTCTTGAAAGCTGGAAAAAATCTGATAGTAGTTTTGGAATAGGAACTGTTAATGATACAGAAGATTGGGATATAGCACATCTTTATTGTGTTAAAGATAATATTTCTGTAGAAGACGGCGATCATTATGACCAAGAAGTAGATAAATATGCAGCCTGGTTAAGAGAAAATGGTATTATAAGATGGGGATTTAATAGATGTTTATTTGAATATGCTTATATAGGTCCAAATGATTTAAATCTAGCTCAACGTATGATTAAAGCAGGTACGAGTGATAGAAAATTTATGCGTCAAATTTTTGTTTCTGTTGATATAACGGCTCCGTTATATTGGTATAAGGAATTTGATACGTACAAAGTAGGTACTGTTGCTAATAGTACTTCAACGATGCATAAACTAGCATCCACTCCAATTACTTTTGATTGTTTTGAGATGGATGATTTTGAGAATTTAAGAGTTTATGATAATGAACCTTATAACATAGATACTTTTGTTACAGATATATGGGACGATATTATTGGATATTGTGAGACTCTTAGATTAAAATATAATGAAACTAAAGATAAAAAATATTGGAAAGAATTAATTCGTATTCTTCCCGAAGGATGGTTACAAACAAGAACTGTTACTCTTAATTATGAAATATTACGAAATATTTATTTTCAACGCCGTTATCATAAATTATCAGAATGGCATCAATTTTGTGAATGGATTGAGTCACTTCCATATGCAAAAGAATTAATTACTTACGAAGGATAATTTGAAAAATTTAAAAAATTATTATACAATAAATGTATAAAGAATAAAAAGAGGTAAAAAGAATGAAAAATAAGATGAATAAAGAGGTTTTGGAAGGTAGACTTTATGATTTCGATTTAGCAAAGAAGGTAGTAAAGAATCAATCTTCAAGTTATTTTGGTCAGGAATTTTGGTCAGGAACTCTTCATATCGCAACAGATGAAGCAGGATTAAATGTTATCCCTGTGCATTATACTTTCGTACTTCCCACTTTTGGAAGTGGTAAACCAGACAGTAGATTTTCTGCTTTTGAAAAAATTGCGGCAGAGGAGAAAACTTGGCTGAAAGTTGGTAAGGATGAAGCTGAAAAAATCAGACTTACTCCTTCTGGAGATCTGAATGATTTTTATATGGTAAATGATGAAAGAATGGTATCTGCTCAGAGAAATGAGGGTGGTTTTATTACTTTCATTAAAGAGCTTTCTCCCGAAGGTTCTGCTAGAAATAAATTTACTTATGATATGATTATTAATAAAGTAGCTGTTGTAGAGCCTAAAGAGGGTACAGATGACGTTCTCCACGCAAGAATTCATGGTGTTATTTTTAATTTCAGAGGAGATGTTCTTCCTTGGGATATAATTGCTTATAATCCTAAAGCAATTGAATATTTTGAAGGTCTTGGAGTTTCTTCAAAAGACCCTGTTTATACTCAGGTTTGGGGAAGTGTAAGAAACACAACTGTAAAAGTAGAGAAAGAAATTGAAAATGCTTGGGGCGATCCTGTAATTGAGTACTCTGAAAGAACTCGTAGAGAGTGGGTAATCGAAGGTTCTAAACCTCAGGTTTATGATTTTACAGAAGAGGATAGGGCAGAACTTCAGAAGAAAGTTGCTGATAGAAACGTACATCTTGAAGAGGTGAAGAGTTCTGCAATTGCATACGCTGAGAATCAGAAAAATGCGGTTGCCGCAACTCCAACCCCTAATACAATGTCAGGTCCAATTTCAAATGTTCCTGAAGGCGATTTTGATGATTTTTAATTTAAAGGCAAGTGGTTAAACCACTTGCCGTTTTAAACTATGAGTATGGAAAAAGAAAATAGTGAGGTGTAAAAAATGGCAATTAATTTAATGCAAGTCTAGCCACATAAAGTAAGTAGAGATTTAAGTGGATATATTACTTATTTATATGGCCCAGGAAAAATTGGAAAAACAACTTTTGGCTCACAAATGCCAGGAGCATTACTTTTAGCATTTGAAAAAGGATATAATGCTATTCCTAATATTTATGCACAAGATGTTTCCACTTGGTCTGAAATGAAACAGATTTTAAGACAATTAAAAGATCCAAAAGTAAAAGAAAAATTCCAATCTATTATCGTTGATACTATCGATATAGCTGCAGCAGCGTGCGAGAAATATATCATAGATCAAAATAATGTAGATACATTAAACCAAATTCCATACGGTCAAACCTTGGCCGCCTAAAATAGTAATATTTTAGTGAAAACGAAGTAAAAAACTGGAAAGCTGAAATGCTAATCAGAACGGAAGTTATAATTTAAAAGTTATAACACGTGCAACGCATAGGCTTATTAAACAATAATATAAAGGAGGATTGGCTCGGTATGAGAAAATCATTAACAGAAAAAGAAGAAAAACAAATTTGTGAATTATATCAAAATGGAGTTAGTAGAATAAAGTTATGTGAACAATTTCATAGAACAGATAAAACAATTAAAAATATCTTAAATAAATATGGTATTTATATTCGTTCTATTCAAGAATCTAATATCTCTAAATATAAAATTAATGAATCTTTTTTTGAATTAAATAAACAAACTTGTAATACAGCTTATATTTTAGGAATATTAGCTTCAGATGGATGTGTAGCGAGTCAAGAAAATTGTATTTATATTGAACTTCAAAGAGAAGATAAAGAGATATTAGAACAAATAAATAAAGAATTACAAAACGAAAGACCTGTTAAAGACTATGAAACAACAAAAGGATATAAAAATAGTAAATTATATTTCTTTTCTAAAAAAATAAAACAAGATTTAGCATTATATCATATTATTCCTAACAAAACCTCTTATGATAATGATTTTTTAAGTAATATTAATCCTAAATATTATATAGATTATATTAGAGGCCATTTTGATGGAGATGGATCTATAAAATGGACTGGAGGGTCTATTAATTGGCAAATTGATTCTACTTCTTCTAAAACTTTATATCATATTCAAGATATATTAAATATGTATGGAATAACAACTAGAGTTATTTTAAAAGATGATAAATCAGTAGTAAATCTTCCAGTGTACAGGATATATTGTTATGGATATGAAAAATGTGTTAAAATATATAAATTATTTTATAAAAATCCTCCTTCTGTAACTTTAAGAATGCGAAGAAAACAACAGCATTTTGCAGAATTATTATTGAAATATAAAGCCCACGAGACTTCGGATCTTTAACACTTAAAGGTTAGAGATTAAAAGGTATGCTGAACTTATACGAATAAGTAAGTATAAGAACTAAAAGATAAAAAACTTTTAGGATAACATGATGCAAGGTTGGGTACAAGTAAAAAGAGAACTTGAAAGTACTTTTAGAGCAGTTACCCAACTTGGTTATGCAGTTTTATTTATTTCACATGATAAAGATAAAACTTTTAAAAGACAAGATGGAACAGAATATAACCAGGTAGTACCTACATTAAGCAATAGTTATAATGAAATTATTAAAAATATGGTTGATATATATGGTTATGTACATGGGATAACAAAAGATGGAACTCCTACTAGAGTATTAACATTACGTTCATTTGATGGAACAATTGATTGTGGTTCAAGATTTAGATATATGCAACCAGAAGTTAAATTTTCATATAATTCTTTAGTTGATGCTTTAAATAATGCAATAGATGAAGAGGCTAAAAGAGCTGGCAAAGAGTTTATCACAGATGAAAGAAATACATCAACATCCTCTGAGGAACTTGATTTTGATGCTTTATATAAAGAATGTTCTGAATTAGTGAAATCTATTCCGCCAGAGAAAAAAGACTATTACCGTCCTAGAATTGAAGAAATTATTGGACGTAATTTAGGCAAAGGAAAAAAGATTTCACAAATTACAAGAAATCAAGTCGAGCAATTATCATTAATTGTATATGATTTAAGAGAACTTTTTGAAGAAGAAGTCAAGGAGTAATCCTTGACTTCTTATTTTTTTTATGTTATAATAAAATATAAAGAATAAAAAAAGGAAATAAAATGATACCTGCAAAATGTTTAATTTGTAATAAAACTTTCGATAGAGAAAAAATAGCTTGTATTAAGATAGGAAAAAGATATGCACACGAAAAATGTGCATTAGCAAATCCTAAAAAAACAAAAGAATTACAAGACCGAGAAGATTTTTATGATTGTGTAAAATCTATTTACGGACCTAAATATGAATATCAAATGATAAATAGCCAAGCTGAACATTTTATCAAAACTTATGGATATACTTGGTATGGAATGACAAAAGGGTTACAATGGTTCTATTTTGTAAATAATGGAACAACTGAGAAAAGTAATGATGGAGTAGGTATTATTCCATATGTTTATGATAAAGCAAAAGAGTATTATCAAGAGATAGAAAAGACAAAAAAGAAAAATGAAGAGATTAAAATGCGGCAACCGGTTATCGAGATTAAGTCTAAGTCTCCCCGAGCATGGAAGCGACCGCCGCAAATGTTTGATTGGGAGGATGATGAATAATGAAAATTCTTAAACATGGGAAGAAGAAAGAAATAAAATATTATTTTATTTGTACCTCTTGTGGGTGTGAATTTGAAATGACTAACATTGAACTTATGGCAGAGCAACAATCTATTGTTTTTGTTGCAGTTCAATCTTGCCCGGAATGTGGAAAAAATGTTCAAGGGAGAGAGATAAATGAGTAAAATAAGATACGTAGATATTCCTGCTATTGTTCAAGTTATAGGTTGTGTATATCGGAATCCCAATCTTATAGATGACGAAAGATACAGTTTTACTTCAGAAGATTTTACTGAAGATTTACATAAAGTGGTATTTGGTTCAATTTTCAATCTTCATAATCTTGGAGTTGAAAAAATTACGACTTCTGTAATAGAAGATTATTTACAGAAAAAGCCTAAAAAGTTATCTGTGTATAAAACTTATGATGGAACAGGTTATCTTTCTAAAGCAGTTGCTATTTGTCAGCCAGATGCTTTTAATTATTATTATCATAAAATGAAAAAGATGACGCTTCTTCGTATGTATAACGAACGAGCAGGTCTTGATTTATCATGGTTATATGATATAAATAATATTTTTGATCAAAGAAAGAAACAAGAGCAAGAAGAATGGATAGATAATGCAACTGAAGAACAGATTGCTGAAGCTATTGATAATAAGATAGAAGATATAAAACTTAAATATCTTAATGGTGCTGTTGATGATATTATTCAGGCGGGCGCCGGTAGTGACGATCTTCTAGTCGAGCTTCAGACAACTCCAGACGTAGGTTATCCTCTATATGGAAACTTAATTAATACCGTGTTTAGAGGAGCTAGACTTGGTAAGTTTTATCTGCGGTCCGCAGCTACAAACGTCGGTAAGTCCAGAGCTATGGTTGCCGATTGTTGTAACATAGCTTGTAATGAAATTTATGATTTGGATAGACGACAATGGATTCAAAATGGAAATACAGTTGAACCTACTATATATGTTATGACAGAGCAGATATTTAGTGAAGTCCAAACTATGATGTGGGCATTTTTATCTGGAGTTCCCGAGGACCATATCTTAACAAATAGATATGAGGGAGATGAACTTGAAAGAGTAAGACATGCTATTGAAGTAATTAAAAATAGTCCATTGTATTTAAAACAATTGCATGACTTCTCTTTGCAAGATATTGAAAATGTCGTTAAACTTAGTGTAAGAAAATTTAACGTAAGGTATTTCTTCCTTGATTATATCCATTCGAGTATGAAAATATTATCTGAAGTTAGTTCTAAAGCATCAGTTAAAAATCTAAGAGAAGATAATGTACTATTTATGATTAGTGTACGTCTTAAAGATTTAGCAACTGATAATGGTATTTTTATTTTGTCTAGTACTCAGTTAAATGCAGATTACCAGCATGCCTCTATTTATGACCAAAATCTATTAAGAGGTGCCAAAGCTATTGCTGATAAGATTGACGCCGGTAGTATTATGTTGCAGTTAAATCAGCAAGACCATGATAATATAGACGAAATGGTAAATCAAAAAGGGTTAGAACAACCT